GCCCGGCCCCTGAGCATTACTGGTCCAGCTGCCCGCAATCTCCAGGCCCTTGATCTGCGCGGAAGCGTCTGCCGTATCGATCAACAGGCCGCCGGAGCCGTTCGTGTCGCCCAGGGCCGTGTTGATCCCGAACAGCCATGTCACATACTGCTTGGCCCCAGGCTTGATGATCGTCCCGCGTTTTGCATAGAGAAAGTCATCGTTCACCAGATACAGGCCGCCAGCGTCTTCCACCTGCAGGTCTGCATCGGGTCGTCCGGACGTGCTCTGATCGGTGGCGATGGTCGTATCCAGAATGCGCGGATCGGTCGTGCCGGCCTTGGTGGTCAGATGCCCAACACGGATGCCGTAACAACCCGATCCGCCTGTGACGAAATTGATGTAACTGGAGCGGACCGTGTTGTTATTGCCGGCCATGTCCACACCGATGCAGGGGCCGTCGATCCAGACACCTTCGATCGTATTCATGAAGGGCGACGCGGACGTGCTGAGGGAGACCGCGACGGACCCGTTGCTCGGATAGCCAATGTCAGAGGCGCCAGCTAGAAGCTGGAACGTGCTCAGGCGACTGTTGGCGCCAGCAACGGAAATCTGGGGGCTGAAAGCGGTGGATAAAGGCTTGAGCTGCGAGCTGTGAAGCCCGAGGCCCGCCAGGTTCACGCCGTCCGGAACCGTGAGTGTGCGGCCGAACCGGCACATGGCCGTCGCGCCGAGAAGGACGGTTCCGCCTTGGTTCGCGGTTCCCGCTGCCGTCAGGGCCGCATTGATCGCTGCCGCATCATCGGTCGCTCCGTCGCATTTCGCGCCGAAGTCATAGACGCTGTAGGTCTGCGAATGCCGCTTTGCCGGCGTCAGTGCCGTGGTCGCGCCTGCGGCCAGAGCCAGCGCTGCGCTCACATCCGTGGACGCGGCCGTTCCGCCGGCGATGGAAGGAGCGGTCAGGATCTGGGACGTGGAGGCGCCACCCGTTGCAAGCACACGGGCATTCACCGCGCTGGCGACAGCCGTGGCCGTCTGGATGCATCCTGCCTTCCCCGTGCCACTAAAGGAGCACCAGTTCAGAATGGCATTCGGATCTGTCGCACCGCTCGTCGTGACGCCATATCGAACCGCTTTGACGGGAGTATGCGCCGCGTGGTGCGAAACCGGGGGGATATCTGCCCCGAAATCGGAAACACGGGCAGCGGGCGAAGGCGCCCCTCCAGCACAGGCCGCCAGCGCGACCAGTGGCAGGACCGCCAGAAGGTGTCGGATCATCATTTTTGTCCTGGAATATGGGAGCGCCAAGCGAGGACGCGCAGGCGCAGAAGATGACGGCGCTACAGCGCCCAGAGGAGCAGGCTCACGCCGCGATGGCGGCCTGGAACAGTGCGATATGAGTGTCATTCACTGCGCCTGCGCCCCCAGCAGTGTTGTAATGGGCCTTCCAGTACGCACAGAGCGCCGCCGCATCGTCAGCGGCTGGCAGGGGAGCACTGACACGCTGGTAGCGGATCCGTGCCATACCCGCCGCATACTTCAGGTTCCAGACCATCAGCGCGGCCGAGGGCGACAGATACCCGATCATCTGTCGCAAAGCCGTGGCCTGCCGGGATCGTCCAGGCGCACAGAGCCAGTTGTTCCAGCAGTCATCATGCGTGGTCGGCTCCATCTGCCACAGACCCAGAGCCGGACCGCCCCCAACCTGCTGAAGCCAGACGCCGCTGCTTTCAGCCATCAGCGTCCCGAGCAACAGATTTTCGGCTGCCATCGACCATAGCCCGAGAGCCTGAAGAACCGGACGAACGATCAGGATCCGCGCCTGGGAGAGATTGAGCCCTCTCATTTTCCGATCGATACTGCCAGATGCACGACCCCGGATCCGAGGATCGAGGTCAGCAGCGTGATAGCGGCTGTCACCACGGCCCGCGCACCAAACAGGCGGTCGAGCTTGCTGTTGATCTGACGGTTGCTGGATTCCATGGACTTTGCCAGGGCCTCGATCTCGCTGCGCAGCGAGGCGATTTCATGCCGCATTTCCGTCCGCAGATCGGACTGGCTGCTGTCGACGTTGGAGAGCTGGGTCTCCAGGGTCAGGCATCGATCCTGAAGGACGCGGATCTGGTCTTTCAGGAAGTCAAATAGATCGGCGGCCGGAGCGGCCGTCTGTGTATCAGGCATCGGTTTTCCATAAAAAAAGCCGCCCAAAGGCAGCTGTCAGAAAAGTCAGAGGCGGATGCGCAGAGAGATCAGCTCATAACGGGATCCGGCCGCGCCGGAAGGGTCGTGCTTGTCGTATCCGTTCCGCTGGCAATCGCCTGGACGGCTTTGACATAGGATCGCATGGCATCAGTGAAGGTCTCGCCCATGGAAGACGCCAGCGAGGCCTGCTGATTGACCCAGGCCAGTTCGGCCTGAGCCTGCGTCGCAAGAGGAACCGTGTAAGTCATGGCGACAATCGCGCCGTCCTTCACACCGATGCCGAGCGCAGCATGCACGTCCGGATCATTCCACTGCGCCTCGGTGATGGCCGTCATCGAGGCTGCCGGTGGAACGCCGTCGAGGCTTCCCATCTCCCAGGTGTCGAACCAGTGCGTGATATAGCCGTTGCTGTCACACTGGACGTAGTAGCGGGCAGGATAATCAGTTTTTGCATCCGTCATTACTTGCTGCCAATCGCGATATAGGTGATGTCCGATGAACCGCCATTATTGATGTGGAGTGTGAATCCGCCGGTATCAGCGGTGGCCGTGTGACAGTTCGCGTCCCCCGTCCCGAAATTCTGTGCGATCACTTTTGGTGGCGAGGAAAACGCCGACGAGAAGTTGACGCGACCACCCGAAGCTACGCCCGAGACCTGGTCGAAAAGGATCTTCTGGCTGCTGTCCATGGGCAGCGAGTCCAGAAAGGCAAAGCCGTGACCGTTCCAGCTGATCGTGGCGGAGTTGACACTGAAGACCGCAGTACCGCCCGAATAGAGAACAAAGTTTCCGTCATCCTGGAACTTGGCGGTCATGGATCCATAATTGATCGCCATGCGGGTGGCCGTGCCATCCGTGGCGTCCAGCTTATTGGCATTTGCCGCATTCGCGCCCGCAAGAGCCGAATTGGCCGTACCCTGGGCAGAATTGGCCGACGACTGAGCTGCCGTCGCCTGATCGACAGTCGCATAGTCGCCTGCTGGCTGAAACGTGAACCACGTCCCGTTTGCCAGGGCTGCCAGGATGCCACCGCTGCGCAGCGTCATCTGCGTGATGTAGGCTGCGGCTGTATCCGCGTACTGACGGATATACCTCTTGTCAGCCGCCGCCGCCCCGACGGCTTTCTGTTGGGTCCAGTCACTGACATCAGGAACAACAATATCGTCCGTGACGGTCAGGCTGGAGAGCGTCAGTCTGCCATCCTCACCCAGAAGAGGCAGGAAGGCGGCCGGAACCTCGTTATAGACCTCAACCCCCGCCGTGAACCGCAATACTCCTGTGTTGCCATAGGTATTTCCGAGGATGGTGGTTCGGGCCAGGGTCGCGGGAGAGCCGACCGTCAGTGTTCCGATACCCCATTCCGCCTGCGTTCCGTCATCAGCGAAATAGAAAACCTGTCCCCCGTCGGGGAAGGCCTGGGAGAATGATCGCCGGTTCTGTGGGGCTCCACTGAGAATAAAATCACCCACACCCGGATTATTGGAAGTTTCCAGAACAAAGTCCTGTAGCAACGTCATTACAGTCTCTCCGTCATGGTGAATGTCCAGCTGCGCCGATCGGCCGAACCAAAAGGATTGCCGATGTCGCCGCCACTGAGGCGGCCAAAGAGCGCTTCGTCCTGAGGCGTGGGAACCGAAGGATCCGGAACGAAAAGGATATTTTCTCCCCTGGCTGCGACGCTCTGGATTTCGTCCAGGATGACCGTCTCCGCCGCGCCATAGGACTGATGGGCGATGGACAGTTTCCTCTGGATCCAGCGCGTCTGCGGGAACTCCGCACCGGACAGGGCCGTCACCTCATCGATCCCAAGATTGACGCCCGACGTGCTGTCCGTGGAGAAATTGCGCAGAGGCTGCCACAGGGGACCGACATAAGAGAGCGGGACCGAGAGATATCCGTCCGGGTTGCCGCCATCCGTGATCGTGACCGCGACCGTATCGGCCATCCGGGCAGCTGGTAACACACAAACAGCCTGCCCCCTGGAAGGAGCCATGGCAGCCGTCTGATCGTGAACCACTGCCCCGCCATTGCTCAGGACAATGCGCCATGAGGCCGCAGCCGTCAGGTTTGTACGATGGAAGGACACGACCCGGACGGGATGGGCCTGGGAGAGCCCCAGGGTCAGCGTGGATGACGTACCGGGCACGCGCCAGGCATAGGCGGCATTACCCTGCGGAGATGCAAGGTTCCCGACCGGCAAGGTCCCAGTGCTACTGCCTGACGAGAGCGTGCCGGACAGGACCAGGTTCTGAAACCCAATTCCACAGTTTTCCATTATTCCCACCTGAAATCCCCCTCGAAATCGTCCATGAGCGCGGGGTCGACCGGATTGCCCAGGATCAGGATCTGGAGCGTGGCCGTCGCGTCTCCGCCACGGACATGCTCTGCGACCACGATCCCCATTGTCAGACTGCTGAGCCCTGGAAGCGGAGCCATCATCGACACGTAATCTCCCAGATCCACCTGCCAGCTCAGTTCGACCGGAACCGTCACGGCCCAAAGCGTCCGATAGGTTCCCCACAGCCGGCCATGCGAAGTTGCGATGGTTTGTGCGTCATCGGATGATGCCAGGGCCGTGACGATCGCAGACGGGTCGTTCGGTACCCGCCAACGTGTTCTGAGAGCAGCAGATGCCCAGACAGCATTGCGGTCAGCTGTGCCAATGATGGCCTGACGATCAGCAGATGCCTGGGGGTGCAGCCCGGATCCCGTGGACTGGACAGTGAAATTATGCTGCCAGCCGATCCGCCAGCGCCAGGCGGGGGGACTGAGAGACGCATCGAGCGAAACCGGCTCGATTTCAGTGATCACGTCAGGCGTCAGGAGCAGAGCCGGCTGGGTTGAATACAGAGGCTCCGACAGCAGGACCGGCCTGATGGTGCCCGAGCGGGTCGGCACGATCGAGATCCCCAGACCAGAGAGTAAAGTCCGGACCACATCCTGTCCGGTAACACTCTCGGTTCCGTCCCAGAACCATCCCCCTGCCCAAGGCGCCAGAGCACTCTGGGCCGTCCACTGTCCATCCAGATAGACTTCCGGAAGGCTGAAATCCTCCAGAAGCATCTGGCGCAGGATATCCAGCACATTCTGCGGCGCAGCCCCTGAAGGGAATGACCCCGCTGCATCCACTGTTATGCCGTAGACCGGCTTGGTACCCAGCCGGATCCATGTTCCGGTTGCACCCGTCTGGATCAGATAGGTGCCGGGGGCGGGAGTTTGGGCATAGATATCCGCGACCGTGCCAGAGCAGACGATCCCGCCAGCAAACCCGCCTTCGTACAGAGCGGAGATCGCGGCCGGGGCATCACTGACCTGATAGACGTAGTTCACGGCATCGATCAGAACAGGCGTGATATTGCATGCCGTACCCCGCAAGGTGGGCATGATGCGCCCCGTGACATTTGAATCGCCGTCGAGGCTCCCTGTTCCTCCATAGATGCGGCCGGCCATGGTCACATCGAGCCAGGAGAGCGCCCCGAGCAACGGAATGGTCAGAGTGCGCCGTCCGGGCTGCCAGAGCGTCCCAAGGCCCGCAAAAACCGGCTTGAGATCCGACCGCGCCGGATCCATCCAGATCCCGCGCTCATGGTCGAGGGTCTTCTTGCCACCCAGAACCCGGACCGGCAGATGATCATTCGTCTGGTTGACGACGTAGTCATCGAGAGAGCCATCATTGATCAGAGTGACAGACCCGAAGCTGGATGCCCCACCCATGGCGTCTGATGTGAGCGAAATGCCGCGGTCCAGATCGAACGCCTGGGTCACGATGGGAACATAGGGGACGTGATTCTCATCGACGTACCCCATGTCCGAGAAGCGTAGCGTCTGGACGGTCTCCAGCGTACCCGCTTCCCGGCTGAGCGTTCCATGGGGCCGGCTACCATGCGCCGGCCGCTCATCGAGCCGGACAGCGAGCGGGTTGACCAGGTCGATCTCCACCGCCCGGAAAACTGTCATATCAGGCCGCCTTTCCAGTCGTCGATTTGAGGTTGGTCATGCGCGCTTCACTCAGCTGCTTGCCGGCCAGATCGACCAGCTGCTGAAGCGTTGTGTTGAGCGTATCGGTCGAGGTCTTCAGCGCCTCTTTCATGACGGAAGCCGTCAGGTCATCGGTGCTGACGCTGCCCAGGCTCTGCAAGGCCTGCATGACGCGGGCATAGTCGTCGGCATAGGCCGTGCCGGATCCGTTATAGGTCTTGCTGGTCGACAGCAGCGTCTGCATGTCGCCCTGCATGGCCTGAAGCGCTGTGTAATCGCCGCCCTGGGCTGCCGTCAGATCGGTCGTGAAATTGTCATTCGCGACCTTGTACTGATCGGCGGCCGACAGCGGAGAGGCGTCCGAGGTCGCCAGACCTGCCCCATAGGTTTCCAGGCTGGACATGACGCTTTCAGCGCTTTGCAGCGCCTGGTCATTGTACTGCTGCTGGATCTGGAGACGTTCGGCCGCCAGCGTCTTCTCCAGGTCGGCCGACTGGTTGATGTATTCCTGCTGGGACGCATAGGAATCCCCCAGGAAGCTCTTCCAGCTATCAGCCAGCTGCTGGCGCTGCTGGTCGGCACTGACATCGAAATTCGTCAGCGCCGCCCCCTCGTCGTCGCCCGTGGCTGCCTGGTATCGGGCCTGGACGGACAGGTCGCTCTGCCGGAGCGTGGTCAGCTGGTCATTGTATCCCTCCTGATACAGGTCATTGAACTTCGAGCTGATGGCGGATCCATCGAGCCCGTAACTGTCCGCCTGTGACGCTGCGGCTGCATAGGTGGCTTGCAGCGTCGCCATCTGCTCGACCCAGGACTGCTGCCCCGAGACCGTGGCATCCAGCAGCCCCGGCATGGTCGTGTTGACGAAGGTGGTGATGGTGGAGATCTGGGTCTGGAGATCCGAGGTCGACAGCGTCTTGCCATCGAGCGTGGTGTCCAGAGCCGTTTTCAGATCCCCGGTCGCCTGGGTGAAGCTGCCGACCGTGACCGTGCCGTCCGAATTGAACTTCGAGACCGCAACGCCCAGCTGATCGACCGTATCGGCCATGGTCTTCAGGTTCTCGATCGCCGTTGTGAAATCCGACACCGAGGTCGCATCACTTGGCAGACCCTGCTGAAGAGCCTGCTGGAACGTGGCGTCCGACGTGCTGTAGGTCGCCTGTTTCAGCAGATCCGTCAGCGAGACGGACTGGAGAGACTTATCCTTGTTATTGGGATCACTCCGGACCGTTCCCAGTAGGCCGCCATCACCACCGCCGATCGTCACCCCTTCAGCAGACAGGACCGAGTTGAAGGACGAGATGTCCGACTTGAGCTGCGCTGTGATCTCGTCGGTCTGCGCCTGATTCCAGGTCTTGCCGAGCGAAAGCGAGCCGCCTGTCGTCATGACCTGGTCGATCGTGTACGGGTTTTTCTTGTGGCCGAAGAGGCCGCCAATCAGACCACCCAGCCCGCCACCGATCAGACCACCGAGCATGGTGCCAATCACCGGAATAAACGATCCGGCCGCCGCGCCCGCTGCTGCTCCGACACCGCTGCCGATCAGCCCGTTGGTCTGCGTCCCGCCGCCAATGCTGGACAGAGCCGAACCAATGCCGAAACCGCCGCCGATGCCGCCCAGCAGGTTGCCGACCGTGGCCGTGCCGAAAAGGTTGGTCTTGAGCCCCGAAGACAGCCAGGACGTCGAACCGCCAAGGCCGCTTGCAGAACTGGCCGAGGATCCGGCCGTACTGAGCGGATTCCAGCCCCATCCGCCTGTGTCCGCGCTGATTGCAGCCGCACCGGTAGAGGCCGAAGCGGATCCACCCGAGAGAATAGACGAGACATCCCCCAGTGTCGTCCGGCTCTTGCCATCGATCGCCGTCAGCAGCGGATTGATCAGCGCCAGCTTGGCGACCAGGGAAATGATCTGGCTTTCCACGCCCTGCATGGCGGACTTGAACGTCACCCCGCCATTCGAGGCGTTGACCAGGGCCTGCGTGAAGCTGCTGGACAGCGTGTCGGCCGCTGACGAAATGTCACTGGTCAGTTCGTTCAGCGTGTCCTGCTGCTTCTGGTAGGCGTTCGTGGCCGTCTGGATCGCCGCGACGTTATCCAGATCGGTCTGTGAGGCCTTGGACGTCAGATCCGCGCCGTTCTCCAGAAGCGCGTTGCGCTCCTTGAGGACGGCCATCTGTACCGAGACGGCATCGGAATCCTGTCCGACCGCTTCCGTCTCGGCCTTGATCGTCTCCAGGTCGAGGCTCTGGCTGTAAGCCTTGCGGGCGGTGGTGATGTCCGCCTGTGCCTCTGCCTGCCGCTTGAGCGCATCCGTCAGGACTGCCGTCTGACGGGCCTGTTCCTGCGTTCCGGCGATCGAGGTTGCCTGGACTGTGTCCGAGGCCTCCACCGATCGCAGATAGTCGTCCAGGCTGCCCTTGCTGGCATCATAGGACGACAGCAGCGTGTTCTGGGCCGCAGTCTTGCGGTCCATGGTCTCGATCGAGCTGTTGAACTCGCCCGTCAGGACCTGCTGCTCGTTGGCTTCCGCCTGCAAAACCTGCGCCGCCGTCGCATGGGACTGGCCCATCTTGCGGGCCGCTTCCTCGACCTGCTGGTCGACCTGAACCATGGCTTTCTGCGCGGCCGTGCCAGCCCAGGCGGCATCGGTCGCCTGCTGCTGCTGGTGCGCCAGCTCCTGCATCGGATCCCGCAGATCGTTCAGAGCGGCCTTATGCACCATCAGCCGCTCGGTCAGGCCTTGCGTCTGGGCCGCATAGTCTGCATCCGTGACCACACCCGCCTTGTGCAGTGTATCGAGCGCTTCCTGAGCGGATGTCAGCTGCTTGATGGCATTCGTCTGATCCGCGTACTTCGCATTTGTCGAATCATCTGACGTCTTTGTCGCGTCATCGACCTTGCCCTGCATGGTGGCGATGGTGGTTGCACCATACATCTGGCCGCCCGTGACCTTCTGGGCATAGTCCTGCACGGACTGCGGCACCGCGCCCTGTCCTTGCAGGTATTTGTCGACGTTTCCCTCGCCCCAGTTATAGGCCATGGCGACCAGCTGCTCGTTGCCGCTGTATTTGGAATACAGGCGGACCAGCAGACGCTCGGCCGCCGTGACATTGCCGGTCGGATCCGTCAGGTCATTGCCGGCCGCGTTGGACGGCATGACCTGCATGGCACCGATCGCCCCGGCCGAGGACGTCACGACCGCGCCAGTGCGGTCATACTGTCCCGTTGAACTCTCGACCGGCTGGATCCGGTGCGCCAGGGAGATGACGTCCGAAGTCGCGCCGATCTGCTGTCCGACCGTATCGATCAGGCTGGACACGCCCGAGCTGCTGCCCTGCTGGATCTGCTGCTGCTGGGCTTCATAGGTGGTATGCTCCGGCTGAAAACTGTCCATCCAGCCTTTGAGCTCTTTGACCTTGTTGATCAGGTTCGTCAGGCCGTCGATGGTTTTGGCGGTCTGCGCGACCAGGAAATCCCCAATCTTGTTGCCGAAATTCTCGACCCCTTCCATCGGTCCAGCCCAGGCATCCTTGAGATTGCGGACTGCCTGCTGAAAAGGCGTCAGCCCCTGATCGACCGCGCCGCGCGTGGCCGACTCAACCTGCCCCATGAGCAGCTGCCAGGCCTGCATCCGGTTGCCGCTGTCCTGAAGATCCTTGACCTGCGTGACCAGCCCCTGATGCACGCCCAGCAGCCCCTTATCGGCAAAGTCCTGCGCCGCCTTGGCGGGATCGGCATAGGCATCCGCCATTTCCTTGGCCGCTTCCGGCACGGTGTTGCCCATGACTTCCGCAAGATCCCGCGCTTCCTGGGACAGGGATGTCAGACTGGAACTGTCGATCGTCGGCACGGCCGCAAAGGTCGTGGTCACGCTGCGGCTGTCATCGAGCGACAGACCGCTGCCGGCCGAGAGCTGGCGGGACGCGGATTCGGCCGCGCTCGCCATGGCCGTGTAATCATCACGGGTGGCCCGCAGGTGCTGTGACAGCGTCGCCAGCTGTTCCTGCTCGGCCTCGGCCGAAGCGCCGACCTTGTAGACGGCCGCCGCTGCGGCCGCGCCGGCCAGCGCCAGACCGGCCGGTCCGACCAGAAAGCCCGTGACGGTCTCAATCGCGCTGCCAAACCCGCCCATGACCTGGACCATGTTCGGCACCTGGTAGAATGCCGCCTGGAACGCGGATCCGCCTGCCATGACCTGATCGAAGAACTTGTGCGCTTCATCGGCCAGGATGCCCATCTGCTGGCTGGACATGCGGGCCGTTTCTGTCGTCTCGGCCACGGCGGCCGTGGCCCCCTTGGACGACTGGACCGCTGCTTCATGGGTCTGGGTCAGCTTCTGGACTTTGGCGGCCTGCGCATCGATCGCACGGCTGGCCTCTGCCTGCGTGACTTCACCACGTCGGACACCGTCCGAAACGGTCTGCTGGACCTCTGCCAGCTTGTTCTGGGCATTTTGCAGCGCGTTCGCGGACTTCGTGACGGCATCGAGGCTGTTGACCCAGCCCGTCGCACTTTTGGTGCTGCGCTGGATCTTCTCGTCCGTGACCTCGACGCTGTCGGCCACCTTGTCCAGGCCATCTGCGACGGCATCGAGCGCTGCGGCATCGGCCTGGGCTGGCGAGGCGATCTGGCTACGGTAGGAAACCTCGATCTCTTCAACCGTTGCCATGGTCGCGTTCCTTCAGATTCGTTTTGTCAGGATCATGGCCGGATAGGTCATGGATGTGCCGGCTGCCCGGCTCTTGCTGCGTCCCGCGCTGCGCCGCAGGACATAAGGCGCGTTTTCCATCAGGCCGGAGGGGATGGTCACAAAGGCGCGGGCCGCGTTCACGGTCGGGAATTTGCGCTGGACCAGCTTGCGGACCGCATCGACGATGCCCGGAGGCACCGACATGTTTTTCATGGCACCCGTATCGATCTTGCGCGCATAGGGCTGCGGATTGACAATCATGACGGACACGCCTTCCGGGATGTCTGCCACGTCTTCCGTCCACGGCCGGCCATCGACCACCACCATCCAGCTGTCGCGGTACCGCCCCGATCGCACCGGAGAGCGCTCCTTGCACAGCTGGAGCGCAGCCTGAGCTGCCAGCCCCATGACGTTGAACTTGTAGAGAATGAAGCCATCCGGCTGGACGGACGTCTCCGGTGCGCCCTGCCGGCCGTCCACGATCGTCACCCAGTGCGGCGGCGCGTCTCCGCTGCTAACCGCCTCATCCCGAACCTTGACGGCGACAGCCGCCAGCCGCGCGGACTGCGCGGCCGGAGACAGTGCCTGGTCGCGGAACAGGCGGATATTGCGGGCCACGCTGCGCGGAGACGCCATGTCACTTCCTCATGAGGGTCTGCATGTCCTGGCTGATCGCGGCATTGCGAAACCGCAGGAACACGGCATCGAGCGCCCGGATCAGGTCATGGACGTAAACCCGGTCTTCGTCCGTGACGCGGTTGGCCTCACACCATCGGTCGATGGCGAGCCAGGAGATCGGTCCCGGACGCGAGACGACGCGGATCATACCCATGGATGCGCCGAGCCCGTCAGTCGTCCAGGCGCGGTCATGCTGGAGTTCATGCCATGCCCGCCAGGGGACTTCGTTCCAGGGATCGGGCAGAACTCTGTATTCCAGAGCTGCTGCCCGGATGTCGGGGTGTTCTTTTTCCCCGACATAGGCGCCCCATTCCAGTTCCCACTGGAGCGCCGCAATCAGTTTCCCGCTGCGGCCTTGGCCTGTTCGGCGCGATCGCTGCCGACGCGACCGGCCGCCATGATGGCGAGCGTGGTCAGGGCCGGGTAGTTGCCGCTTTCCAGCATGGCGCGGAAATCATCGACGCTCACCGGCTGGTCATCCGCGCCCTCGAGGCCGCGCACACCCAGCACGCACTGGCGGGCGATCGCCTTGCCCTGGCAGACGTCGTCCGTGGTCGGAGGCAGAGAGTCCGGGGCATAGAAACCGGCACCGGCACGCTGCGAGCGGTTCAGATCTCGGGCGGCCTCCATACGCAGCGCATAGAGCGTGTCGCGGTAAGTCGGCGTGAAGCCGCGCGTCGTGATGAAGAAGGTGCTGCCTTCCGGACCGACTTCGATTTCCTCGCCTTCGGAAACCTTGGCGAGATCGCGCGAAAAGGTGGAGAGCTTGGCCATGTTAATTTTTCCAGTCTGAAATGAGGGATGAAAAGAGCGGATTTCGGGGAATCAGCCGCCAGCGGGCGGAGCAACCGGCATGCGCTGGATTGCGAAGGTTCCACCACCGGCCTGCGGATTGCCTTCGATGTCGAAGGTGGCGACGATCGAGGTGTTCTTGCTGCCTGCATTGATCACCGGATTGCGCAGCGTGGCATTCAGAAACCCAAACCCATACTCGTTCCCGGTGGCGTCCTTGACGGTAATGACGATCGGTCCCTGTGTTCCGGCAGCCCATCGCTGATAGAGATCCCAGTTCTTGAAGAAGATCTGCAGAGAGCCGCGTGCCAGGATCTGACCCGGACGGATGCCGCAGGCATCGGCATGTCCCATGCCGTAATCTGAACCCGAGCCGTCACGATCAAGCGTGATCTGGACCTGTTTGACGCAGCCGTCAGGCGTCTGGCCACCGACCGTGATCCCAACGAAGTTATCCACGGTATCGAACACCACACCCGAGGGTGCATCGGTGTAGGTCGTGGCAGGGTCGGCCTGTGATTCTGTCTGGTCCTTGCATGAAAAGTCGAAGGCGACAGAAGCAAAGTTGCCCTGGGCAAAGGTCAGCTGGGCGCGTGTGCAAAAACTTCCCGGCCGGATCAGCCATCCCGCATTGATCTTTTCGATCAGGGTCCAGGTCTTCACGACAGCGCCATTCTGCACAGCATTGTCGTTCCAATCCCCTCCCAGGACAGCTGCGAACATATCGTCATAGGTGCCGTAAGACAGCGCGCCTGAGAGCGTGCCAGCGACAGACCGTTGCGTCAGGACAGCCTGGGAAGCCTCGATGTCGGCATTGATCTCGTCCGGACGCTGGGTTGTGTCCGTCGGCTTGAAATTCTCACCCGTAAAGCGGGTGCGCTGGTAGTTTCCCGTGGCCGGGACGCCGTAAGTCGGCTCCATGGCATAGGAAATGGCGGCATCGTTCGCCTGTGCGGCGGCCTGATAGCCTGCCGTGGGTCCTGTGAAAGGCATGTCTTACCCCATAAAAAAAGGCCACCCGGGGGTGGCCATGTCAGGAAATTCAGGAAGGATCAGGACGCTGGCAGGACGATGTCCTGGTAGCGGTAGTCCACCATCAGAGAGAAGCGGACCCAGTTGCCCGTTTCGTCCTTATTCGGCGGGTCGAAGCCCTGATCGTCATAGAACAGGCCGGCAGGCAATGGTGCGACTGGAACCCGGAACGCGACGGACAGAGCCTTGCGCTTGGTGATGGCGTCGATCGCGCCTGTTCCGCGCCGCACCATCAGGTGCAGCCAGATCTGGCCGGTTTCTTCGTCGACGAGCTCGCCCATGCCCAGGCGTCCGGAGGATGCACTGGCTGTCTCGAAATAGACCCAGGGCTCCGTGTTTGACGCTGTGTCCTGGGCCAGGGCGTCCTTGACCGTCAGCCCAAGTGGCGCAGCTGCTGCCGTGGCACGGTCAAAGGCATCCTGCCAGACGACGGGAGAGGTCATGTTCCACCTGCTGCAATGAGTTTCCAGCCGCAGAGCTCGCTGCCGTCATAGACGGGTGCGGCATCTGTCAGCGCGTATTGGCGGCCACCATCCGTCAGGATGTCTGCATTGGCGGGCCGTCCGTAGCCCGCTGCCGCCAGTTCGTCGTTCAGGGTCTCCGCCACGAAAGGCATGACAGAGACGCCGGCTTCCAGCGCAGCCGTAGCCGGCGGAGCAGAATAGGCGATCAGTGCAACCGGTTCTCCGCTGACACGTGAGATCGTCATCATCCGCCCTTTGTGCCGGATCTGCCGACGCCGCCGATCTGCTGCAACGCCCATCAGGAAAATCCCCCAGGAAGATATCGCCCGAGAAGGGCCGTAGCATCGGCGGGAAGACCGCCGCTTGTGGCGTCCGGCGTAGCCCAGGACGAAGATCCGACCCCCTGTTCGCTTTCCGACTTCAGAAGGGGATCGCGATCTCTGCCATGATAAAGGGCACGCGCCGTGATCAGGACTGCGGACCCGACGTCAGCCGGTACCGTTGATGGAATTGCACTGCCATCGACATCCGTCTGGTCCGGGGCAACCCAGCCGGCACGGTATTGCACGATGTAACGCCCCGCACTCCAAAACTGACCTTCTGACGGGTAGAGAAGCCCACACGTCACGTCATAATCCCAACCGTCCTGCGGAACAGGCAAAGGATTGCCATCCCTCAGGACCGCGGTGATTCCCGTCACGGGCCATACCGCCATTTTCAGTGAGAGCTGAATATCACCAGGACGGATCCTGATCTTCTCTTCACGGTCAGCAATCAGAAGGGGCCGCCCGATATAGCTGGCAACTGCCTGGGATGCCCGCAACAGGATATCGGTCAGAGGACCACTGGCATTTCCGTCCGTGATGGAAAGCGCATCCATCAGGCTTTGCGTGGACACAAGCGGAAGATCCGCCTGCGTCCCATCTGTCTGGCTCACCATACCTGCCTCCAGAGCGACGTTCGGGATCAGCCGCCAGCCGGGGCCGTCAGATCGCTAAAGCTGCCATTGATCAGGGCTTCCGGCCGGTAGACCGCCAGCATCATCCGCTCTTCAGCGAGGATCGTGACCATGTTCTTGACGAAATTGTCCCGGTCTTCCGTGGAAATGGAGACCGTCGCATCTTCGCGGTCGAAGATCTGCGCTGCCAGGCGGAACGCACCCGTCATGAACTTGCCCTGACCCATGGCAAGGCTTTCCGCCACCGGAAGCCCCCAGAGAACCGGACCAGTCAGTCCCAGCGGATTGGCGAAAACATAGCGCTGCTGCGCGTCCTTCGTCAGCGTGATGCTGGCCCAGTCCGTCGGGTTGAGGATATGCCCCGTGGCCGGATATTCAGCGAGCGTCGTCTGAAGCATGGCCAGACGCAGACGGTCGATCATGGTCTCATTCTTGACCAGGACGCCGGCCGGCTGGGCATAGGGCACGGAGGAGGCCATCAGCCCCTTGATGCTGACACCGGTGCCGTCGCCGTTCAGGAGCGCATTATCTTCCTTGAAGGCCAGACCATAGCGCAGGCGCCCATCAATGTAGCTCTGAAGCATCGGGGCATCTGCCAGGATCTGCTTTGAGGCCATGACGAAATGCGCGATCGTCCGGACCGGCAGCGTTTCCAGAGCGAACTGGATGTCAGACTGCGGCTTGGGATTGGCGGGGTTTTCCGCTACAAAATCCGCATTGTTCGTGAAGCCGGTTTCCTTCACATAATCGATGGACCCGGATCCCGTGTTGCCAGGCATCAGCAGGTCGCGGATGACCAGCGTGCGGTTCGGCTGCTGGATGATCTGCGGCTGACGATCCGCCACGACAAGGCCGGTCGTGCCGGAAACACCGGTCGAGCTGGCCGACGTGATGTTCTTCACTTCGATCTGGACGGTCCCTTTCCAGTTGGAACCGCGCTCCATAGCGGCCTTGACTTCGTCGGACTGGACGAAACGCTGCCCGATCGAGAGGCTGGGCTGGTTTTCCTGACCACGGCCACGAGCGCCCTTCTGTTCCATCTCTGTCACACGGGCTGACAGGGCATGCATTTCGGTCAGAGCCTTGTCAGCGCTGGCCTTGGTCTCACGCGAGACATCGCCGAGATTTTTCAGCTCTGTCCGGGCCGTCTCGGCAAACGTCTTGACCTGGTCCGTCGCCGTCGTGAGATCCGCGACAGCCTGCTTGTATTCGTTTTCGGTGGTCATCCGTTTTTCCCATAAAAAAAGGCACCCGAAGGCGCCTTGCATTGCAGTGTGGTTAGTCGAGCCGGCTCAGAGGCCGGAGGCTCCGGTCAGATCCGGAAGCGTGAAGCCGGCCAGGGATGGAGACGACGTCCCCAGTCCCGAAAGCGTGTCCAGCACCCGCCGGAAGTCATCCGAGAACGGGGCTTTCTTCGTCAGTGCCAGCGGAGCACCCGTCAGGGCCGAATGCGCCGCCTGAAGATGCTCGAGCATGGCGTCGCATTCTTCCTGCGTCGGCGGGTGGCCGCCTTTCAGCGCCGCCTGGTGCAGGGCGATGGCAGACGCGATCGCATCGGTGGCCTTTTCAGGCGTCAGGGCGGTTTTCAGCCCCAAAGCTCCGAGGCGGCGTTTCATGTCCGTGACACGCGAGGCAGCGTTGGAAGGATCATCCACCAAGCTGACCTCATGGAGGTTCACCCGGTTGATCTGACGCTGCGCCCCGCTGCCCTGGGCAGCCTTTACAGCGCCGCCTGTCGGGACATTGAAACCGATTGACAGACCGCCGAGCGCGCCATCCTTGACCAGTCCATACAGCCGCTTGCCATAATCGGTATCCATGCCGGACAGCCGCCCTTTCAGGTGCAGCCCCTTGCTGTCTTCCGAGGCATCGGTCCACACGCCGGCAGGAAGACCGTCTCCACCGTAAAACCCGTGCATGACGTGCATTGCGATGTTTCGGCCCTGTGCCTTGCGCTCGGCCAGCGTGTCCGCAAACGCTCCGGGCATGACGATATCGCCATGTGAGTCCACGTTCCCAAAGACGCTGCCGTACCCCTCGAAGGTTCCAGGCGCTCCGTTATCGGCGAATTTCACCTCAAAAGGGGCAGCGAGGAAATCACCGTCAAACATCTGGATCTCCTGTTGTGCCGGACGAAGCCGGATCTGGTGATGGCTGACCACCCGGAACGGGCTTCAGCGTTGGCTGCACGGCTGACTTTCCGACATCCGACAGTGGGATCATCTGGGCCTGGACAGTCAGCATGTCGCCGCCCTGCATCGGTGCCATTTCTTCCTTCTCCCGAACCTCGTTGGCCGTGAACCAGCCATTCTGTCGGCCCGCGATATAGAAGGCCGTTCGCGCCGCCGTATCGGCCCGCAGCAGGGCGTCGACATTGTGCTTGGCGAAATAGCTCAGACGATCCACAGGACTGAGCAGGCACCTTGAAATGGCCTGTTCGATCCGAACCAGCCAAGGCATCAGGCCGTATTGCAGGAACCAGAGATTCATCTGTTCCAGCCCGGTGCCCCAGGCGGTGGATTTCTCCATACTGCCGATCATAACGGGCTGAACACCAAACCACCGGCAGATGGTCTGCACATTGAAAGCCCGGCTCTGGAGCAGCTGCGCCGCTTCAGGATTTAGGCCGATGCTTTCGACGGACCATCCGCCTTCCAGAAGAGGCGTTTTCCCGGCGTTGATCGCGCCTGCATAGTCCTGAAGCGAGGCTTTCGCGAGCTTGCGCTGTTCGTCCGTCAGGTAGGCGGGAGCCTTGATGTAATTCTGGGTCTGAAGACCGTTCCGGAATGTCTTTCCGGCCGTTTCTTCCGCTGCCATGGCCGTGCCAAGGCTCTGTCGGCCGACCGTGATGGGAGAAAGTCCCATCAAACCGTCGAATGAGACACCCTTGATATGGAAAATCTCGTCTTCAGACAGGGTCAGGATCTGCTGCTGCCAGGCGTAGGTATAAATCAGCGCGCCCGTGTTCGGATCCCGCCGCACCGTCATGCGATCGGGCCGAAGAGGATTGAGGGCAATCACTGATCCATCCGGGCGCCTCACAACCTGGGCAAAAGCGTTCCCCCAGGCCAGAAGACAGGCGACCATACAGCCCCAGAATTCGACGCCGGTCATGTCCGCGTTCGGTTTGTCGTACAGGATCGAGAAGAGGGGGTGCGAGCGCGCGACGTTGGACGTGTTCTCTGTCTCCCGCTGGTAGAGCTTTAGCGGAAGGGAGGCGATGGTCTCTGACAGAAGCCGGATGCAGGCCCAGACCGTATCCAGCTGGATGGCGGTATCGACCGTGACCAGTTGTCCGGAATGCGTTGGGCCACCTGCCATGAATGCCCCGAGACGCAGATCCGTCAGGCTGATTCCCGTGATGGACATGGCCATCGCGTTGGCCGCTTTGGTCAGCAGTCCGGTAAGGGCTTTTGGCATTTTCATGCGCTGAGCATTCCGCCTTTCAGGAAGTCATCGATACGCCCACCTTCGGGCGGACTGGGGTTTTTGGACATGAGCGTCACCGCGTTCAGCAACGCCATGAGCGGATCGATTTTCAGATAACCGGCAGCCTGCTTCGTGATGATGATGGCATTACCGCGCGGCTCGACTTTTGCATTGCTGATGGCCCATCCCATGATGGGCCGTGCCCCATGGATCAGCGTTCCATCTGCAAGCTTTCTTTCTGCCGTCTTGATGGCTCCGGAGAGCGTCCAGCCCTGAGAGACGCCAACAACGCGCGGCGCGGCGATTTCGCGCACGGCAAGAGCGTCCACGACCGCACCGACGCCCATCGGATCGAGACCGACCAGGGCAAGTTTTCCGGACACGTCGACGGTTTCAAGAACGTCCGCCAGCTGCTCGATGTCATCTCCGGGGGTTGAGACGATGATTAGATCGCCCTGCGTCTCGAAGTCCTTCAGCTGGGATGCTTCACGCTTCCGTAACTCCAGAATGCCCTCAAAGACCCAGTTTTTCCCCCAGTGCAGCCATTTCTGTGTGACACGATCGCGCCCGAGGACGGCAAGAGACAGAAGATCGTCCAGACCGCCGCCATCGATACCGGCCACGATCACGTCTGACCTGTCGATCAGGACATCGAGCGTCAGGTTAGGATCACCTGCCGGCAGCCAGAAATCCGCGCCGACCCAGCGATCGCTGCGAAGCGCCAGACCGATTTCCACGTTCAGGTGCTGCGACGCCCATCGCGCCAGCTCCTGAATGCCCTTGGCCCGTGCGTTCTCGTATTCTTCTTCCAGCCGCTTGACGGTAATGGACCGTCCCGCGTTCGGTAGGACCATGGACCAGAGTCGCACGTTCTCCCATGGGGCCTGCTCGCCCGGGAGCTTGGCTGGCTGCTGAATCTTCCCCGGGAACTCATAAAGCACCGGCAGGATCCCGTTACCGACGGGGATCAGTGTGCCGTCATCAGCCTCGCGATGGGACTTTCCGTCACGGATGGCGCGCGCCTGGAGCAGGTCCTCACGAAAGATGCCACGCGGCGGCTTATCGCTTTGAGTGGTGATGATCGCCAGGAACGCTTCCGGCTGGCTGATCATACCGCCACGGATCTGCCCCATAACGCTCTCGGCATCAGACTTCAGGGCAATGATATGCTCTTCATCGACCAGAACCCCGGCAGGCTTCACGCCCGTCATGACGTCCGGGCTGAAGGCCTTAACCCGGAGCGTCGCTCCAGTGAGCCGATACGTCAGGCATTTGATGTGATCCTGAATGTGAAAGCGCCGCTGCAATCCGCGCGATGCGCGGACCATGCCAGACGCCTGTTTGAAGGCGAGATCAGCAATGTCCTTTGTCGGAGCAACAATCAGAAATTCGGCATTCGGGCGCTTATTCAGCATGACTGCCGTCATCATCAGGCCCGCGCCGTTCGTGGTCTTCGAGTTCTTCTTGGGAACCAGAAGGAACAGTTCGCGGATCAGCCGCTCATTCGTGACCGGATCCAGCGAGCCTAGCAGGAGAGCGGCGATGTCACGGAACCAGTCGCCAGCAGCCTCACCAAAGGTCGGCTGACCGATGACGTCAGGGATCCTGAGCCTGTCAAAAATCTTGACGGCCTCAGCAGCAAGCTCAGGATCGACAGGCCGCACATCCGGGAGCAGCGACTGACCAGCGCGGATCCGCTGTTCCCAGTCTGGCCTGCTCAGGTTCAGCATTTTGGCCTCAGTTCCTCATTGGCGCACTTGGTACAACGCCAGACCAGTCATCGCCTGCCGACGTCATATCGCCGAAATCGCCCTGATCATCACGGCGCGGCGCGGGTTTCGCGTGGATGTAAGGGCCAGCCTTGTCGGCAGCCATGGCGCGCATTTCATACGGCGCGTCAGGATCGCGCAGGATGGCCAGCCAGAAATCGAGAGGCTTTAAAGTGCTGTCGTCAGCAATCCGTGGCCCAGCCCATTCTTCAGTGGTCTGCGCCTTTTTTTTCCGGCCAGCACCGGGACGTGCTCCACCGCGTGCCATGGTCCTTTCCCCTTTGATTTCTTTGATTGTTTTCAAACATGAGCGAAAAATCTGCGCGTGAGCCTGACGCGGTTCGGGCGCCCATAGGGTCCAGACTTTCGACCCACCCCCACCCATTCAGACCATCGGCTGATATCGGACCACGATTTCATACGAAAAAACGGCTGAAAACTGCCACTTTCTAGGGATTTTCAGACGTTTTCCCGCATCCGGACCGCGCGGGCCTGGGCTGTTTTCCGGCTATGGCACGACCCGCAGAGCAGGACGATGTTGCCCGGATCGAGGGGAGCGCCGCCATCCTTCAGTTCATGGCGATGATCACCGAAGATCCGGCATCCGGTCCGGCCGCAGTCCTGACAAATGCGTCCGCGAGACTTCAGGAGGGATGCCATCAAACACCGCCAGGGCTCGGAGAGATAGAACGAGTCGGCACGTTTTGGCGGCGGCTTGGCGATCCGGGTATCGATGGTCCGGAGCGAGCTGCCGATGCACTTCAAACGCGGCATTCAGACCCCCAAAATCAGGCACAAAAAAAGACGTGAACCCGTTGGGATGCACGTCTCGCGAACTTGGCTACGGAAAGTGTTCAATTTGGTCCAAACGGTCAAGCGGAAATTGTCCGGTCCGCAATTTTTCTGCGATGATGCAACAGGCGGTTAGATAACGCCTCTTGGCCGTATTGCGTCCTATGCCCAGTTTCTCGCCGATTTTGTCCCATGACAGCAGGCGCTTTCCAGAGATTGGATGCACGCGCATATGGAGCTGAACCACGAGGCGCATTTCCCGATTTTCACTTCCCGTGCCGAGGAACGCCAGCCAGGAGAACACGAGGTCCATCCGCGACACGTCGTCTGGCGTCGGCCGAGGCGGCCTGATGTCGCTTTCCCGCGCCCATTGCAGATCCTCTTCATCCGGAACCATGTCCGGCCAGAAGCCTCTGGCACCAGACGGACGAAGCCCATGCGCTGGCAATGCAGCCAGCGTCCGCGCGGCTTCATCCAGCCATTCCGCAACCTGCTTGGGGACATCCTGCGCCAGATCGATCCGGTGCCTGCGCCTCATGCCGCCGCCTGGACAAGGAAGTCAGACAGTTCCGGACGACGCAGACCATCCTCACCGCTGGCGACGCGGGCCGTGTAGTCCTGCATGGCCTGTTCCCAGGCACGTTCCGCCTTGCGCTGCTCGGCTGTCTTCGGCGCTTCGGGGATATCACCCTTGGCAATCGCGGCTTCCACGGCCTTGGAGAAGTAGCCCATGTGCGACGCCGGGTTTCCCTTGGCCCGCTGCCGATCGGCAACGTCCCGCACGACCGCCACGATCAGGCGCTCCGCGTCATCGTCCGCGATGCCCTTGGCCAGCGCAGCAGCAATCCACACTCGCGTCACGCCCCAGTTCGGCATGTCGCGGGCCGGGTCGAAGCCCGCTGCATCGAACGCCTTTGGCCCAATGCGAGACATCAGGCCGTCTAGCTTAAGCTTATCTTCTGAATAAGATTTAGAAGCTAAGCTAAGCTTATCGCGCGCACCCGTGAGGTGGGTTTCGGCTGGGTTTTCGGCAGACACGGCTTTTCCTCCTGAAATGGGCATGATGGCGGTTCTCTGTCGCGGATCGTTCTGCGGGGTTACGGCTGGGTTTTTGCGCGGTCTTCCGCCCTTTTTGCCGTTCTCACGGGACGCAACCGCGCGGCGTGAGGGCTGGAGCGATGCCGGCAGAGCAATCGTCTGCGCGTCGCGGTCCCAGGTTAGCAGCTGGGTTTTCGCGTAGGTTTCGAGATAGGTTTCGATCAGGTTTTCGTCGCAGAAAACCTTGGTACGGGCGAGCGCGGACAGCGCACCTGGGAAAGACACGTCCAGGACGCCGTCAGCCGTATTCATGATCAGGTATGTGACGAGACGCACCCAGGACAGCACCATCACGGCTTCCATGGCATTAAGGGCAAGGTGCTCCACCTGCATCAGGGCGATGCTGGCAAGCTGCGTGCGATGACTGGCGCTGACCTTCACGTCAGATACTCCTAGACCTGCCAACAGAGGCAGGATTGAAATCAGTAGGCTTTGAGACGGAAACCCGAGCCAACGGGCTCCAGGACATCGCACTGGACCAGCTCGGCCGCAGCGACGCGCACGGCATCGACGTCAGCAGCGATGCAGCGTGCGATTTCCTCAATCGTGGTGCCGTGACGAACAGGCGCCCGGATCGTCGGCTTGACGTCGCCGAGATCCGTGAGCGCAAGCCAGACGGCACGCGCCGCCAGCGACAGAGGCTGCCAGCGACAATCGGACATGACCGCCCGCGCGTGCTTTCCCGGACGCTGACGGCTGGCCATCAGGCTGCCGACCGCTGGACGGCCCAGGCCGGGCTGCGCGGATCCTCGCCGGCATCACGGAACCAGGTCGTCTGGTCATCGAACCACATCCGGCAGGTTCCGGTCGGACCGTGCCGGTTCTTTGCCAGAATGATCGAGCCCTTGCCCTTGGATGCTTCCAGCTTGTCCGTCAGCTCCTGGCAGCGGAGACTGTATTGTTCCGAGGTTTCCCGATCGCGCTTGACCAGGCCACCACCGGAAGCCTGCTTCTTGAGATAGTAATGCTCGCGATGGATCAGGCAGACGACGTCCGCATCCTGTTCCAGCGCACCGGTTCCGCGCAGATCCGCTTCCGTTGGCTTCTTGTCTTCACGCTTTTCCGACTCACGGTTCAGCTGCGCCAGCACGACAAGCGGAACGTCCAGTTCCTTGGCGAGGATCTTCAGCTCATTGCTGATCTTTGTGCCCTCTTCATACAGATCCTTGCCTTTCGCGGCCGAGCGCATCAGCTGGAAGTAATCCAGGACGATCAGATCCAGACCCTTTTTCGACCGCTTCATGCGCCGCGCCCGCGACCGCAGCTGCGGAATGGTCAGACCGGCCCTCGTGTCAATTTCCAGCGGAATATGGAACATGTCATCACAGGCGCGCTGATAGGCCTGCCACTGCCAGTCTTCCAGCGGCGGCTGTTCGCCGGTTTCAGCCTCTTCCGGCACGTCCCAGCGACGGCCCGAGAACACAGACCGCAGGTTCAGACCACACTTGGCAGCAGCCGCGCGGCCGCCGACCTGTTCGGCCGTCATTTCACCTGACCAGAACAGCGTCCGCTTGCCGGTCTGGGCAACGCGGAGCGCAATACCAAGCGCCCAGGACGTCTTTCCCATCGCAGGACGCGCGCCGACGACGTACATATTGCCGCCGACCAGGCCATTCGTCATGCGATCAAGGGACTTGTATCCCCATGACATGCCCGCCAATGCGGATCCGCGCTCGACAGCTTCCCGCGCCTTACTCATGGCCGTGCAGCCAGCTTCATGAAGCGAGACGTTCGGCTGGCTTTCCGACATACCCATGGCAATGTTGAGCAACATCGCCTCATGGCCTTCCACGATATCCTCTGCCCGCTCATCTTCCGGCCGGCAACAAAGATCCGACGTCTGCTGACACAGCGCCATCAGCTGGCGGCGCATCGCGGCATCGCGGATCTCGCGTGCATAGTCGAACGCCATCCGGGGACTGACATAGGCCGTCAGCAGCTTGGCAAAATACTCTTTCGGGTTTGTCTTGCCCCAGACCAGTTCGTCCGGGTGCTCAAAATGCCGGATGATTGTCAGGGGATCGACGTTGCGGCCTTCATTGTAAATGAGAAGGGCTTTCTCATAGATCTGGGCATTGACCGGATCCGCGAAATGATCCGGATGCAGGATCTCTTCGACGGTTTCGAGCACCTTCTTGGAGTCCACCAGGACAGCACCGAGGAGCCCATGTTCGCAGGCAAGGTTCTGCGGAACCGAGCGCAGTGCACCACCGAAAACGCCGGGATCGACGGGTTTGTGAATGCTCATGCGGAAACACTCCGGACAACGCGCCGACGAAAGCGCGTCAGACGCGCATATCCCACAGCCTGGACCAGAGCGTCCGAGGCGCGGCGGTTGTCATTCAGGTAATTGGAAACGCTGCCAATCGGCAGACGATGACGGGCACAGAAGGACGTCAGACCACCTGCCTGGCGGATCTGATTATTCACTTCCGTAAAAAACTGCATGCTTGTGAGCAGCGGCGCATGGATGCCACCACGCAGCGGGCGATATCGCGGGAAACGGTCAAAACCGATTGCGGCCAGAAATTCTTTCGACGGATCGCGACGGGAATGACGGACGTGCGAGACGGTCGTATGGGACACGCCGCGCTGTTCCGCATACCGACTCTGGCCACCAGCTGTCGCGATATCTTTATTCAATTCTGACAAAAACTGAAAAGGATCGAGCAGATCAGACATGCCCGATCTCCAGGCAAGCGCCAGCTGGCAGCGGACGGCGGCGCTTCGTGCAGGCATCAATCTTACCCGCGACAGGTCGAACCAATCCGATCTGTCCGATTAGCGCATGGGCGCTGCCAACCGAAATACCAACTTTCGCCGCGATCGCACGGACTGAAGACCCACCTGCATGGAGCTTGCGGACAGCAGGGGCGATCCGGTCATAGTCGAGTGAAGGACGCGCCATCAGCGGGACACTCCCTGCGCCTTGGCATGCACGACCTGGAGCGCATGGGTCACAACCCGCTGGAGCTTTGCCAGATCCCGCGAAAGGTCAGCCGCTTCAGCAGGCGTGATGATGCCATCTGCCAGAACACGGACCGTCGTGGCCATGGTGAGCCCAGCATTGCAGGCAACACCTTCCATGATCTCCGCCACGTCACCGTGGCCAAGATGCAGCGGCGTCAGCGTATAACCGGCCGCATGCGCCATCGCGCCGAGGATCAGCGGCTCCTGGGCAAACTCGTCCAAGACGATCGCGACATCCACAGGCACGACGGCCGGATAGTTTCGGCTCTGATATTCCGAAAGCTGCGAACGACCCACTCGGACCACCGAAGCAGCGGCATCGATGCTGCCGATCCGGTTGATTGCGGCCTGCGTGGCCGTTTTGATCGCGGCGACAATCTTCATGACCGCCACCCCCGGACACCATCCGGATGACGGACGCATGGACGCAGTTTACGGATGACCGCATGGATGATTTTCATGCTGCTTCATGTCCCCTCATTATTGAGAGAGACCCAAATACGTCGGGACGCAATCGCACAGGATCGATCCCAGTTATTTGGGCGATATCGCGAACTCGCGTCACAGGGACAGCGCGCCACTGAGATATTGCCTGAGGCGAGATATTCCCGATTTTCCGCGCCAACGCGGATGGGCCGCCTACGGTCTTCAATATCTCGCTTAAGATTGGATCTCTCATGAACGAGATACAAGCCAAACTTTCAAAGCAAAATCAAGCTAAACTTGTAAGGACAGATTGTTTTGCTCGCGGTAATTGAAAGTATGCCTTTCGCCGAAGCTATCACACGCGCCCTTCACGCCGCAGAAATGGACCAAAGCGCGCTCGCCCGACTGGTGGGCGTTTCGTCACAAGCAGTTAATCAGTGGTGTCGAGGCGAGACCCAACCGCGCGGCAAAAGACTTGAGAAAATAGCTCAAGTTCTAGGCGTTCCTGTGGCGTCTCTTTTGGGACATGATGCAGAGCCACCAAGACCCGGAAATAACTCGGAAGTAATTTCTTCTAAAGATGGAATTGCAGACCTTATTATAAAAGAGGTCGACATTGCTGCTGGCGCGGGAAACCCAACCTACGCAGACCCTTATAATGAAGTCACCGCAGAAAAATGGGTGATACCCAGAAAATTCTTATCAAGCTTTGTCAAGGATACTGAAAACCTCAGGATAATATCAGTGAGCGGCGAAAGTATGTCTCCTGAATATAAACATGGTGACAAAGTGCTTGTGGATATTTCACACAAAACACCTTCACCGCCTGGAGTTTATGTTGTCTGGGACGGATATGGTGTCGTGATAAAACGGCTAGAGGCTCTTGCCGGGAAGAACCCACCTTCTATTCGCCTAAGTAGCGCAAATACACTTTACGCCGACTATGAGTGCTCTGCGGAAGATTTAATTGTATTTGGAAAGGTTGTAGGTAGGTGGGATTGGATATGAGGCCCGAATTTTCGTGTTTTTTGGTTCTTGTATCTTTATTTTCCTGCACTGCGTTCGGTAAGAGACCGACAGACATACAAGACATCCAAAATGCAGTCGCAAAGACATTGCGTGATCCTTACTCAGCCCGCTGGCGAATAGTAGCCTCAAAGAAAGAGCCAGATGGCAGTACGTTGGTTTGCGGGATGGTAAATGCCAAGAACGGCTTTGGAGCGTATGCCGGCGAACACCCCTTCGTCGGGCGAGCCGGCGGGAAATGGCCCAAACCTTCTGGGAACAGCATTCCCCAACTTCCAGCAGATGACAGTTTCTGCCAAAAGTTTGTTCACGGATCCTAATGTAAGTTTGGCTTGCAGATGATGTAAGTTTAGCTTTATAGCTTCTCTCCATTGCCACCCGCGATGGAGAGTTTCCGTGTCGCACATTCAAGCTCACACAGGCCGTCATATTGCGCAGCCTGCACTGTTTGACAGACCTGCTCCGCAGACACGCAGCGGCTTCGAACAGCTCCTCACAGAGATCAATCCGAGCGTTCACGCCAAGGCGCGCGAACTCTTCATCAATCAGCAGAATTGCCGGAATCACGCGGGGATCCTCGACAGCTACCGCGATTATGATGGCGCTCGCACCTGGTCCGAACATGCATTCCAGATCGGCGAGCAGCTGGACGAACTCCTGTCCGAGAACCTGATCCGCGACCCCGTCCCAGGTATCCCAGAAAAGACCCTGGACTGCCGTCCAGTCACGACATCGGCAATCGAAGAAATCGACCATGCCCGCATGCATGACTGGTGTTGGAAGATGGTCGATGTCCTGCGAGCCGCAGCATACGGCCAGCGCTGATGCCAGCCCGCAGCCAATCATCACAATTCGGCATCTGCGACGCGAAAGGCCGCGTCGTGGAACGCTATGCGACCCGGTATTTCGCCGAGCAATCTGCCCTCACATGGGCGGTCTGCAAGCGAGCCGCAGTTACCATCCGACAGGGGCGGAAGATCATTGCGCGGGCAATTCCGACCGCAGATGGATCCGCGCGCCTGGACGAAGGCCACACGCCGGAACTTTCACTGTGAATCCGCTCACCAAGATCCTTGAAATGCTCCGCGACCACACGCCCGTCAGCATCATTGCCGAACGGAATGCCGTGCCCGAAGAAACGGTGATCCTGATCTGGGATCAGCTGTTTTCTTCCGGGATCGCAGCCGCGCAGGCCTTTAGCCAGGACATTGAAAACATCCCGCAGGCGCATGCGCCCACCGGGCGTCCGTCGCTGGATAACTGGATCTCGGCCGAACGCCGCAACAACATCCTGCGGCTTTTCAAAATGGGTCTTGGGACTTCCGCGATCGCCAGGACAACCGGACTGGCGACAGGGACCGTCTCCTATCACCGCCGCCGCCTCGAAGACGCGGGACTTCTGCCCGCATCCTCCCAGAGAAAAGACAAACAGCCATGACACACAACAGAAAACTCACGCCCAATCGGGCGGGACGCCCTTACCCGTTCTTCACTGTCTGCACGACGGGAACGCGGCCGAACAGCAAAGATCGGGTCGACTGTACGACCTTTCCTGATGCCGAGACGATGGCAAAAACCCGATCGCGGGACACGCTTTGCCCGCAGGACATCTTCTTTTCCGGCCGCCTGGTCGCGTCCGTAGGCAGCCCGAACATGGCAGGCGAAATTCTGATCGACATGACCGTCTTCGGAAATGCGCTCCTGGAGCGCGTCAGGCAGAACACCCCCCGAAAGGCCGTGGCATGAGTCGGATGCTTATCACAAAGGCTGGTCAGGATGTCCTGGCCAAAGAGCTGAAAAAGGCGCTCGACAAGGCGCTGCTGGAAGGTCCGCGCACGACCGAAGAGATCATGATCTCTCTGGTCATTCTGCTGATTGGCGGAAATTTCAACCATCAGGATCTGATGGATCGCGTCACGGGCCGCGATGGTGACGGCGGATTTCGCCGCATGGAGCAGGTCGAAGTCGAGGACATCGCGATCGAGACGATCAAGCGCCTTACCGGCATCATCCCGCCCCACAAGCGTACCAGCGCAGGAAAGTCGGCCGAGTCATACCAGATCGGTGAACTGATCGGTTCGATCATCAATGCCGACACCTACCTACCGAGCTTAGCGACCAGTGAGATCCTGGCACACGTTCCAAGGCAGACACTCATGGAACTGCTTCCGAAGAATGCGGGGCCGGAAAAGTACATCAAACGCGCAAAGCTAGAAGATCTGCGCTCTATTATCGTGGACGCCAAGGTCGACTGGCACCCGACGTCCTTCAGCATGTTCACGGAGGATCTGACGTGATCTCAATGTTCAGCAAAGGAAAGTGCCGTGGGTGAAACTCTTTTGCCGGTGAAGCTGCTGCGGGTGGCGACTGTTGCTGATCGATGGGACGTCTCGAAGCAGTCCGTCCACAATCTGATCAGGGCAGGAAAGCTGGCTGCCATTCAGATCGGCGCTTCTATGCGCATTCATCCCGATGACGTTGCAAAATACGAGAAAACACATTGGCACGGCCCAGAACAAACAACCCGTCTTACAGCCTCGCAGAACGAAAAGGCCGGTTCTATGTCCAATGGTGGGACGGGAAGCAGAAGAAACGTGTTTCTCTCGGGACGGCAGACCGTGAAGAGGCCAAGCGCGCACTAAGGCAGTTTCTGGCGGGTGTAGACTCGCCCTTGCCGCCAGAGCAGCCCTTGGTGAGTGACATACTGGCTGGCTATATCGAGGATCGTCGACCGCGCGTCAAAAGCATTGCGAGCATTGAATACGCATGCGCTGCCTTAAATGTGCACCTGGGAGACTTGAAGCCGGAACACCTGACCAGGCAGGTCTGTCGCAAGTACGCCGAGCAACGCCGCGCCCAGGGCGCGCGCAGTCCAAGTTGGAAGACACGAAAGCCGCTATCGAACGGCACAATCATCAGAGAGATCGTCACGCTGCGCGCGGCCTTGAAATGGGCTGTCTCTGAGAAATGGATATCGGAAGCGCCACAGATCGAGGCACCGCCTGCACCGGCTCCACGGGAGCGGTGGCTGACGCGGGATGAGGCCAAGCGCCTGCTTGCTCATATCAAAGCGCCTCACGTTCACCTGTTTGTCCTGATCGGTCTTTACACGGGCGCACGGACGGGAGCGATCCTCGAACTGGAGTGGAGCCGCGTCGACCTGGCAACAGGCATCATTCATTTTGGGGCAGGGGAGGGGAACAAGCGTCGTTCGATCGTGCCGATGGTGCCGCAGTTGCGAGATGCATTGAACGCGGCCGCACAGATAAGAACATCAGATTGGGTGATCGAGTTTTATGGCAAGCCGGTAAAGTCAGTCCGACATGCCTTCCGGGACGCAGCGGAAAGCGCGAACTTGGCAGACGTAACACCGCATACGCTCAGACACACATGTGCCACGTGGATGGTGATGAATGGCGTTCCGTTCGAGATGGTCGCCAAGTTTTTAGGGAATAGTGTGGAGATGATTGAGCGCGTTTATGGGCATCATAGTCCAGATTGGCTCCGTCAAGCTGCCAAGGCATTATCTGGATTGGATTGGTGAGCTATGTGGATTAATCAGGGTTTTTGTGTAAAAAACATCCCGAAAAAAACAGTTCGATAATTCCCTTCAATGGAACGTCTTGTATCTATTATTTGTTGGTTAATGCGGGCAGAAAAATTATTAACTGTGCTTGAGAAATTCTTCATGATGATATCAAACCGATCAATGCTTATCTTTTCTTCCTTTTGAATTTCATTCATAATAGTAAAAAGAGCATCGAGTTCATCCTCGTAGTCTTGCCAATTTTTTCCTGAACTCGGAGGAAGATAGGCATCAGACCTCTGTAAGGCCCCTGCCAGACGAAATTTCGCAGGGTCAAGGCTTTCTTTTTGGTATTGTTCTGCTGAACGCAAGCGTTTTTTAATTTGTGTCAGAGAAGTAGATGCTCGAAATTGCTTAAAACTATTTGAAAAAGTAACACTCACATCCTCCAACTCTTGAACAGCAGTTCTTAAAGGAGAAGAGATACGAGTATCGAACTCGGAAATTTTGGGGAGAAGGATTTTATCCCGTCTATCCTTAGCATAGGAGCGAGCGGAGTTTGTGATCGAGACAATTAACCCCAGCACACCTAAAATGGCTGCAGGAGCTAACCAACTAGGTAGCGGAGGGCAGGTTGCTGCATAGAAGTTAGCTGAATGTGTAACTGCATCGATTCCCTGAGCCATTCTCCGCTACCTTGGGCTGGATTAATGAACGCGCGGAGGAGTGGCTCGCGACATTAAGCAACGACTGATGGCGTGCGAGACCTGCTTCATAATAGAAGCATCCGCGTCAAATTGATAATGATCCAGAAAATTTTCGGCCGTTCCACGTGACAGCACACTTTTTGAGAATAGGCCTAAAAAGTATGAAGACGAGATCGCATAAATATAATCTGGGACCTCGACGGTCACAGGAGATGGCGAGTTGTCTAGATCATCTAGTCCAAAAAAAGAACGTGCCTCTTCTCCTCTTTCCTTGCCGGAAAGATTTCTGACCTGCCCCTCTTTGGCCGCTAGACCTAAATTAATCACTGTCATACTCCTCCCTCCCCATGCGATAGCGCTTCAGAGTTGGGACTTATGTAAAATCGAATTGCCACTGCCGTTCCAGGAAATCGAACCGGCATAGATTTTACATAAGCGGCGTCAGGCGCTACGGCAATATCGTTCGAGTCATTAAACCAAATTTGCCTCGGTTGGTTTTCTCTCGCGTTTGTTAATATGGCGCTAAAATGTGGCAGACGAATGTTGATGCAGGCCTCGCCTGACAAAACAGTGATTGCTGGAGGCTCATCTTCGATTCCTAACGCTCCCAGTGCTCCGACGAATTGGATCATGTCCATCATGCCAACTCCACCACGACTTTTGTCGCCAGTGTCGTCTTGTTGAAAGCGTGAAACCCCGTCTTGGAGCGCATAAATGGTTGCTAGGCATTCTTTTGAGACCCCAGCATCTCGATGGTGCTTCTCGATATAGCCGTTCATACTATTTTTTGTTTCAAAATCTTCGCATTCAGAAATGCTGTCACAGATAGTTGCCCCGAGGCTAATAATTGATAAGGAGCAGAAAGTATTAATTTTTTCTGGATTTTTGTTATCTCTGACGTAGCTAAGAAAACCAGCAATAGCCCAGTCACCGTCTCTTTTAACTAAATCGCTATGACGCTCAGCATTGTTTAAAATTTCTCCGACAATCGAACTTAGGTGATATTTGCCATCTTTGTTGAGTTCTTTTTGGACAAGTCCCCGCAGCCATTGATCTACGGTGTCGATCAGATCGTCCGTAATACTTTCGCGTGAAGATGGTTCTGCTGCAATGTTGTGGGAGGTTGAGCTTCCTGTGCTGCGACGATGCCGAACACGAAATGCATGGAAGATGGGCTCTTTTTCGTAGCGGCTGATATGTCCGATGGATAAGAGTTCAGCTAGACCTACTGCATCAATCATCCCTGTAACTGCCGGTGTAATTTTGCCTCCAGCAGATAAAAGAGGCATAGATTTATGCATTAGCCCTAATATTAGGTAGGGAGAAATATCAAGGCAGGCAGTATCAAGAAAATTAATCTTGAACCAAACCCATAGGGATTCGCCTCGAGCAATATCTTGAAGGTTTTTTATCGTTTTTTCTGGGTAATCTATTAAAGAAAAGTCTTTTAAATCTACCTCATGCTCCGTGCGACTCCTCTTTGTGACATTTTGCCATGTGACTTCCCGGTCGGGATAGAATGCCTCTAGCAAGATCGATTTTTTTTTGCGTATCGCCAGCACTCTTCGCGATAAAGGGGCGGAGCGCTTTTTGTGGCCTGTACGGCGCATCGACTGAATAATCTTCTTGGCATATTTTTTTCGCCTGTTTATCTCTTGCTTAGACAGCCCAGGCTGAAAAATATTTATCCGCTTTCGGATTAATCTTTTGATTTCTCTCCACTCATATTCGGAAAGAACTTTAGTAAAAAGTGCTTCGTTATCGAGTGCCTTCTCAAAAATAGCGGCACCGCCTTTTCGAAAAGATAGAATTTTTCGGGCAGCATGACGTACAATGGGAAGCAT